GGAGTATATTAGCGGGACCCAACGGGGTCAACTCAGAATCCACTGAAACGAGTCTCTTAGCAAACTCGCAATGGGTATTAGAGACCAAGGATTTAGACATATTAATGTCTACACCCAAGGTCTCCGTAACCATGGCGTAGTATGCGTTAGCTACGGAATCATTGGCGATGACTATGTCATCCCCTAAGATTGCGTAGTCGGAAAATTTAACTTTTCCGACTCTTCGAGCGGCGATAGACACTATCACGTGATGTGTTAGTGCTAGCATCGCTCAAGAGCTTAGAGCTCCCATGGGTTGACCTACAGCATACTTCAGACCTGATCAGGTCCTAGTACACAGTAGGTTTCTCCATGCGGAGCCGACACCCAATTCCCCAAAGAGCAAATCTAAGATTTGCGCCTGAAGGGCGATTGGTAGTCGGTCCGTCGCTGCTGAAAGATCGTATGATCAGAAGGATGAGGAACCAAATTCTCCTTTCCCCTTCCGAATCATCAGATTTTCCAGTGGCCGTCCTTGATCGAAAGTTCCATCCTCGGGAAGTTGTCTTAACAACCCGAATAGGAAATCGTGCAAGGGCGCCAGTAGAGACTGAGTAATACTATCAGTTATAGCGAAGACTCTTATCTTTCCTGCGGCCTCTTCCTTCTCAGACAGTCTCCCGAGAACGAGTTCCTTATCACCCATATATTTTAATATATGAGCGTTAGTAATCTCGTCCCGGAGAGTCTGTGCAAAGTCTGTAGTTTCATAACGGAATGTTCGTAAGAACACCCCCAAATGATCTAACAGACCTGACTGTTGTCAGGCTTTGATGTCCAATCAAAGTCCCCGTCAACTGACAGAAGAATTAGGCCCCGCAGTACTTAGGAAAAGATGTTTGGGTTTCTTCAAATCTAATATAGATTTGGGTCCCCCAAACAACGATCTTAAGGCCTGGGATACCTCATAGTCAGGTAACGTTTCACTGACCCCCTTAAAAGGGTCGGTTATCGTTTCTAACTTAAGGTGTCCAGGACACTTAATAATCCTAAATACTGCAAGTGAAGATAAAACCATACGTATTACGACGGGATCCCCCTTCCGAATTTCACTTCGGAAAGGACCCGGAATAATACGCGGTAGACCTCCGACCAGGGCCAACGGAAACTCATTCGTTGAGTTAACGTAGGTTCCTGATACAAACTTTTGGACAATCAAATAGGATTCTTTCAAATATTTTGTAAGATGGACTGACCCATTCTTACTTCATATATGAAGAACCTTCCTTGAGAACCTTAAGCTTGTCTGCTTATCTTGTGAGAAAATTCACGAGAGGACTCTGAAATACATTGGAATCATCTTAGGAGAGATGAAACCACATGAATTTCGAGAGTCCCTT